GCATGGTTCGAAGGTGAAGTCACCCCGGCGAATGCCAAGAACAGTGTGTACGCTCGTAAGACCGTCCAGATGAAGATTCAGCGCATCTGGGGCTCTGTTTCTGGTTTTGCTCAGTCCATGGACGAAGCATTTATTGATGCTCTCTCCACTGAGCTTGAAGGTTCCGTCGAAGGTATGGCTAACATCCTTGAATACGGACTAATGTGGGGTTGTGCAGATGATGTCGGCTTCACAGGTGATCCATACCAGTACTCCGGTTTGATCCCTCGTGTCTTCGCATATGCTGACGAGAATATTGTTGATGGTGGTAATGGTATCATCACCCTCCCAGACCTTGATGAAGCTATCGCTCTAAGCACCGCTTTCCGTGGTGTCCGTGGCGATCCGAAGGTTTGGATTATGAGCACCCGTATGAAGCAGGTTATTGATGGTCTTCAGAGCAAGGTTCAGATTCCTCTCACGGAATCCGTGCTTGCAGAAGGTCGTATCGTGATGGCTAACTACGCTAATGTTCCAATGCTTGAGTCGGACTACATCGCTCCTGCATCGGCAACAACTTCTCCTGCCGCAACAGCAACCAAGGGTGACGGTGGTTCCTTGGTAGATGACGAGTACTTCTACGTTATCTCCTCGGTTACTCCTTATGGTGAGCAGGTTGCAGGTGCTGAGAATAATGAGACGACCGAGACAACGAATAACTTGGTTGACCTAACGTGGACCAATGACCCGGCAGCACTTCTCTACATGATCTGGCGATCTCAGACGACCGGCAATAGCGGCATGGCACTTCTTGATATTATCCCGGCACTAGCTTACGACGGATCAGGTACGGTCAGTGGTACCGTCGAGGCCTACACGGATGATGGATCACGAGACACGGGTGATAATGCGCTACTCCCGGCAGTTAAGCCACTCTCCGTAAACGAAGAGCAGATTCTCCTAGCGAACTACAACCCACGTCGTGGTGGAGCCTACCTAGGCAAGATCGATGACATGGGGCAACAGACGGATCGCCTCTTCAGCTTTGTTGAGTTGGCACGTGTGAAGGACACCTTTGACTATATGTTGAAGGGTTACCTAGCTGCTCGTTTGGTTCACCCGAACCTTATCTCAGTTATCCGCCACGTGAAACTAACCGCCTAAGCTAAACGAAGAAACTCCAAAGGCCCTCTATTTCAGGGGGCCTTTTTTTGTTCACCGGGGTCGATTGTAGAGGATGATGTCTAAGTTTGGACTTAGGAGCGAATAATATGGCTTGGAAACTATGCTCAAAGAATGATGTTCTTTCCATTCACCCTTTTCCTCCCGACGATCTAAAAGATTTCTGGAGTGACTCCGTAGAGGAGCTTATTAAGGTTCATATGGGGACTCCTAATCTAGGGGAAAGTGTTGTTCTTGTTAATGAAACCTATGATGGGGACGGAACTAACGTTTTGATTGTTCGGCAACCCCCGATCATTTCGGTGGAAGCGATCAGGATTAGTGGTGTAGCAACCACGGCGGCTGAATACGTGGCCTACCAGAATTATGTGGCCCTTACCAATCAGAACTTTCCTAGAGGCCTTTTGAATGTTCAGATTGACTATACTTCAGGAGATACAACCGTGTCTTCTAGTGTGAGGTTAACTGCTTCAGCAATGATCGTAGCGATTGTTAACTATAAACAACGTTACGGTGCAGATAGTACGATAAAGTGGGCGACAGGTGAGCAACAGTTGGGTGAGTCAACGCCTAATCTGAATGTAGGGCTTACAAGTCATCTTACGCAGATCATGAAGCGGATGCTTCGTAGGGAGAGAATTCGTGCCAGCTAACGTTAAGATCGAAGTTGATATGTCGCAGGTTCGTGGTTTCCGAAAAATCGGAATGCACAAAAATGTAGTCGCTGACGGTCTCAAATTACAAACACTTACGATTGCTGCTCGTGTAGCTAAACTTGCCAGGGAACGTCTTTCTGTAAGTGATCCGAAAAACATTGGCGTCACAGGAAAAGCATCTGGAAATATCCATGTAGTGCCAGAGGGGGCAACAGGAGCCGGTATTTCTGAAGGTCCGTATCCAGCAAACTTCTTTATCCGGGAAGGTCGTGCTCAGGGTAGTACACCACCTCCGATTAAAGCGATTATTGATTGGATTTCTGCTAAGGGGATTAGTGTTAAAGTTCCTCCTTCACAGAAGGGAGCACTACGCTGGACTAAGAAGGGTGGTGCACGAGCCGATTCAACAGCCAAACCATCGAGACCTTTCAAGCGAGACATGAAACATATTGCTTCTTTAATTGCCTATCGAATTGGAGAGCGAGGACAGGTACATTTTTCTAAATTTCACCCAACTGGGTCACCTCGGTATGATTATTACAGTGAGATTCTCACTCGTACCCCAGGAAAACGACATTTCGTGCAACTCTTGGAAAAAACTTTTGGTTCTAAATGGATTCCACCGTACGTAACTTTCTTGCGCACGGGAAGCTATAGTAAGCGATCATCGAGGGTTAAGTTAGTATAATGGATTACTCTACGTTAGAAACTGCGATTGTAGATGAAGTAAGGTCACACTTTCGAGTGGATCACCAAGATCAGGTTGTTGCTGGTAATGTAGACCTTCTATTAAACCAGCTTCTTGAAGGCGGGAGAGAGTACGGAGTTTTGCTTGAATTTGGTGGGGGCGTTCGAAGAGGTCGTTCGGAAGAAGAGCCCTTCAGCGGACGTATCTGGCAATGGAGTGTTATAGCAGTTTATATGTTGCGGTATAAGGGAAATACTGAAGAGATTGAAGCCAAATTGAGGGAATCGATTGATCGGATTTCGTCACTTTTCCCGGATCATACGCTCGGTGGTCTTACGCCGTGGGTACGATTGGAACGAATTGATCAACCTGAGATCGTGCGGATGAATGATTTACCGTTGTACTGGATTCCGTTCGAAATTATGGTGTTTGAGAAAGCTTAGTTAGGAGGTTTAGACGATGACGTTTCCTTGGAATGAATTAGATGCTACTGAAGCCGCTCTGGAACTTGCAGAAGAACTAGGCGTCGATCTCTCTGAAGTAGAGGGAAGTGGAGCAGACGGACGAATTACGAAGCCTGATGTTGAGGCCTTTCTTGAGGAAGTACCTGAGGAAGATGTTGAAGAGGCTATGGTCGGTGAGGAGGTCTTTCCTTTGGAAGAGCTTGACGGGGGCCTTGTTACTGTTGTAGACGAGGAACCCGTGGAAGAGGAGTTTATCCCTGTTGAAGTAGACGAGGACGGATTCCCGCAGGGTACTCGAATCATAGATGAAGCAATGACCGGATCACTTCTCAGCAATGCAGCCTACCGTTTTCGTAATGTAAGTGGTCGGGTAGCGTTTATGGGATACGGAGAAGATCAGGCTTACTTTGCACTATTCCTGGCTTCCTGGCAGGTACGTCCTGGTGGAGTTTTATATGTTCCTGTAGAACTCGCAGATTATGAACAGTTAGAAGCATGGGAACGTCTAACAGATGAGGAATTACCAGAAGGCTTTGTTGCTTTCCGTGCCCCTTAGCAATTGAAGTAAGTAGTAGACAGCCTATGTTGAGGTTGAACTGTGATGCCCCGTGTGTGAAACGGAGGTGTGTATCGGAAGATAAACTATAGGAGGAAAGACTAAGATGGCTGCTATCGTAGGAATTGACGCACGAGTTGACTTGTCAACTGACGGGGGTTCCGGCTGGAACCCTCTAAGTGAACGTAACGAGTTCACAATCAGCATTTCCGTTGACGTTGCTGAGCGCCGACCTTTCGTAGCTAACCTGGATTCTGCCTGGGTATTCAAGGCTCGTACTTGGATGAACTGGAGTGGATCGCTAGCTGGTTACTACGACGACGCTGATGACGTGATTTTCGACACAATGAAGACCGGAAGTGTAATTAAGTTGCGCTTTTACGACAGTCGTGCAGTTTCCACGAAGTACTGGGAAGGCGATGCTCTGCTCACATCTGTTGAGCATGGTGTTACCACCGAAGACTTCGCAACGCTCTCTGTTGACTTCGAAGGCGTTGGAGAACTGCTACGAGTTACTTCGTAAGCTTAATTGATCAGTTGAGTTGAGATGCGAACCTACCTCGGCCTGCCACGTGTGGGTCGAGGTTGTTTTTTTTGGGAAGACTATATAAGGAGTGAGAGATGAGTTCAACAATTACAGTAGAGGATAAAACTTTCGAGTTGGTGAAGTCGGGAAGAGAACAGGCCGAACAGGTCGTGTCCCTCGGAAAGTGGATGAATCAGTACGGCCTTCCAGCCTTGGAAGGAATGATGAATGAGGAAGGCGAGGTTGAATTTGCAGGTGGTCTTGACTTACTTCAGGAGATTATCGGAAGTCTAACCGCAGACGCTCTAATTGATCTTTACATCGTTGTACTAGGTTGTTCCAAGAAATTTGCAGACAAAAATTTTGATATTGCTGTCTTGATTGATGCAGTTGTTGAGGTCTATGAGGCTCAACCTTCTATAGGTAAGGTGCTAAGTCGTTTTTTCTCGCAAACTACCTCCGTAGAAAGTTCGGACGAACCCTCCACGACATCCGAAGAAGTTACGGATGGACCGACGACTTAATTATTGATCAGGTAGACATTTATGGGCTTCCATGGCTTATAGAGACCTGGAAGTTTATACAAGAAGATAAAGTACAAGAATCACGGTGGCAAATGTTAATCATGCCACTGGCTAGAACCCCGCAAAGTCGTCAAGGGGTAACAGCGATGCGCAATTACTCGAAGAAACTTGAGAGTTCGCTAGACTCGCTAATTCCATGGACGGCTTCCTCTCGGTTCTCTTCTTTGCGAAGACGTTATGAGGGCAAGATGCCAGAAGGCTCTCAGGTTATCGTTGAATTTGACGCTAACGATAATCCAGACGGGACTCTTTATGAAGAGTCGAATAAACCTGTATCTGTAGAAGATATTAGCAAAGCGGAAAACTAAACAATGGGCATTACTACTACCAGCGTAACAATTAAATTCAAAGGCAAAGACGAGAGCGTTAGTAGGGTTATTACTAAGGTCAATCGTGGTTTGAAAACGATTACTCGTACTACTGATGGCGTTACTAAGTCTACAACAACAGTAACTAAATCAGGAATGGACTTTGCTCGCACATTAACTGGTGTAGAGAAGGGTCTGAATAGAGTTACTAATCTTGGTATGAACGCTGCCAACTCCTTCAGATTGATGTCTCAGGGTTTAATGTCTGTTGGTAAATCCATGACGATGTTCCTCACCCCCGTAATTTTCATTTTCTTCAAAAAGGCATACGAAGCGGCTGTCAGCTTTGACGCACAACTGATTCGTGTGCAGAAAACCACAAGCTTAGCATCCGACGCTATGGCAATTCTCGCTCGTGGTCTTCGAGATTTGGCGATGATCACGTCTACTGGAGCTACCGAGCTAGCAAGTATCGCAGAACAGCTTGGACAAGTAGGAATTGAGAGTGTCCCTGAGATTCTTAAACTAACAGAAATTATGAACATGCTTATTATGTCTACGGAGGTTACCGCCGACAAAGTTGGTATGTCAATGGGTCGTCTTGCTAATGCTTTCGGAATCGACCTTAATACGGAAGATGGTGTTGAAGAGCTTAGACGCCTTATAAACGTTATCAACATACTTGAAAACGATATGGCAACCAATGTCCCAGAGATTATCAAGGGACTAGAGAACTTTGCTCAAGCGGGTGCAGTTTTGGACTTTCCGCCTCAGCTTGGTGCTGCATTTGTTGCTACGCTAAGCTCGCTTGGTTTCTCGGCTGACGAGTCTGGAACCGCAATGCGTAACTTGACGCTCAAGACAACACAGAATTTAGATGCCGTTTCAGCCCTAATGGGAGCGACGGACAAGTATAATACTGTTGCTAAACTAACTGCTTCCCTCAACGAAGACTTTGCTGGAACACTTGTGGATATCATACGGGCTGCGGGTGAGAGTGAAGATAAGGTTAGTTCACTTGCCGCAATGTTTGATGCAGTCGGAATTCGTGGTGGTAAAGCACTTTCCTCGCTGGCGGCAAATAGTGATCAGTTACTTGTTGCCATAGACAAAGCACAGAACGAATATGTGACCGCTACCTCTTTGCAACTAGAGTATGAGAGAGCACTTCTTTCAACTGAGAACCAGATGAAGATGCTCAAGAACCAGTTCAATGAACTTGCCCTAGTTATCGGAGATACGTTCTTACCAATTATCAATACGCTGATTGCAACCGCTATTCCAGCCGTCAGAAGGTTGATTGATGC